GCATTGCGGCCTGAAATGCTTGTGAAGATTCTGAAACAGGCAGGTTCGCGGACGGTATCCGCAGAATCTTTGGAAGCCGACTTTACGGCCGGCGCTCCGAAAAACGAGGATGGTACAGTCAATTTGATTGAATATGCCGCATGGCTGATGAAAGGAGAGGAATCAAATGCCGATCAATCCGAGTAATATGCGGATCGTGGACGTTGCCCGTCTGCTGAATTCCACATCGCAGGGATTTGTTCTTGCCCAGGCGCACCTTTATCGGGATTTCAACCGGGTGGGATTCCGCATAGCCGCGACTGAAAACACCCGCAACATCAATCTGTTGAAATATATAGCGTGGCAGTATGACAGGAAACACACTCCGCAGAATGAAACCGGACCGAGATCATACGATGAACGCCGGGATGCAGAGCGGATTCGACAGGCGGAGCAGTCGCAGGCAGGTCGCGATATAGGAGATTTGCCCGAAGTCGTAAATCCGGAACGGAAAAGAGGATGTGAAAAAAATTTTCAGCTTTTCTGCGAGTCTTATTTTCCGGAAACCTACTCGCTGTCATGGTCACCGGACCATTTGAAAGCAATTGAGAAGATTGAAACGGCCGTTCTTTCCGGCGGATTGTTCGCTCTGGCCATGCCCCGCGGGTCCGGTAAGAGTTCTCTTGCTGAAACCGCCGCCATCTGGTCGATGGTTTACGGACACAGGGAATTTGTCACCTTAATCGGCGCAACGGAATCGGCGGCACTGGAAATGCTGGATTCCATCAAGACGGAACTTGAAGTAAACGAGAATCTTGCGGCTGATTTTCCCGAAGTGTGCTTTCCCATTGAACAACTGGACGGAATAGCCAACAGGTGTGCCGGTCAGCTGTATCACGGAGAAAGGACCAGAATCACATGGACCAGCAATGAAATCGTTTTGCCGACAATCAAAGACAGCAAAGCTTCCGGAATCATTGTCCGTGTAGCTGGGATTACCGGTCGTGTTCGAGGGATGAAATTCAAACGCGCGGACGGCAGGAGTGTGCGTCCGAGCCTTGTGATCATCGATGATCCGCAGACAAGTGAGAGTGCAGGAAGTCTTGAGCAGACGCGGAAACGAGTGCGGGTTCTGGCCGGAGACATTCTGGGACTGGCTGGTCCGGGTCAGAAGATTTCTGGAATCATGCCATGCACGATTATCAGACCGGGCGACATGGCGGATACGATTCTGAACAAAAACACACATCCGGACTGGAACGGAGAAAAAACGAAGATGGTTTATACCTTTCCGAAAAATATGAAACTCTGGGAAGAGTATGCAGACATCCGCGCTGAATCCCTGCGGACAGACGGAAACTTTGATGCCGCTACGGAATTCTACAAAGAACATCGCGAATAGATGGATGAAGGCGCGGAGGTGAGCTGGGAATCCAGATTCAATGATGATGAAATTTCCGCCCTTCAGCATGCCATGAATTTGAAGTTTCAGGATGAAGCCGCTTTCATGGCGGAATATCAGAATGAGCCTCTTCCGGAGGATGTGGGAGATGACACAATGCTTTCCATAGACGAAATCGCCAACAAGGTAAACGGGCTTCCGGAGGGGAAAGTACCGCTTTCCTTCGATAAGGTTACCGCCTTCATAGATATTCAGAAGTCTCTGCTGTTCTATGCCGTAGTGGCATGGTCGGAGAATTTCACGGGATCCGTGATCAAGTACGGAGCATGGCCGGAACAGCACAGCCGGATGTTTTCCCTGACGCAGGCAAATCCGACAATCCAGATGAAATTTCCGGGAGCCGGGCTTGAAGGGTGTCTTTACGGAGCGCTGGAAAATCTTGTAAACGATCTTCTTTCCCGCGAATGGGAACGCGAGGACGGAGCATATCTCAAAATAGAACGGGCGATGATTGATGCAAACTGGGGACAGTCTACTGACATCGTGTATCAGTTCTGCCGTCAGAGCGTTTATTCGGGAATCGTCTATCCGGCTCATGGTCGGTATGTGGGAGCAAGTTCAAAACCCATGACGGAATATAGAAAACAGCCGGGAGACCGTCTGGGATTCAACTGGATGATGCCGAACGTGGCCGGAAAGCGGGCTGTCAGACATATAATATTCGATTCAAACTTTTGGAAATCGTTTATTCATTCCCGGCTTGCCGTGCCGATGGGAGACCGGGGATGTCTTTCCTTTTACGGACGGCATCCGTCCTTGCATCAGTTGATGGCGGAACATCTTACTGCGGAATACTATGTAAAAACCGCAGGACGCGGCAGAACTGTGAATGAATGGAAACTGCGGCCGGAACGCAGTGACAATCACTGGCTGGACTGTCTGGCGGGATGTGCAGTCTGTGCATCGATGCTGGGGGCGACACTCCCGGAATTCGGATTTGCGCGAACATCGGTAAAAAACCGTATCAAACTTTCCAATCTGCTAAATAATACGGATTCAGCAGAATCGGCCGCCGTAAAGACATCCGGCAGGATGAAACTTTCAGAAATGAGGAACAAAAAACATGGATAAAGAAACCATTAAACGCATCGCAGAAATTCTTGCTGCCGCAATTATTGCAAAAAAATTGAAAGATTGAGTTCAGAAGATTTGCTATACCGCATGACTGGCGCTTATATATAGCACGACAATATTTTAATCAGGAGACAAATATGAAACAGGAAAAACAAGAACAGCCGAACATCAGAGTTCAGCTTGCCAGACTTCAGGTCATGGAACTTGAAGATCTGCGCGGGATGTGGCTCCGGATATTCGGAAAACCTGCTCCCGATTGCGGTAAAGTATTTTTGCGTCGTCAGTTGGCGTACAAAATACAGGAACTGCATTTCGGCGGTATGACCCAAACGGCAGATTCGGCATTGAAAAAACTCGCCAGTATGCCGAAAGCAGTGGCAAACCGGGCTGGCGCAATTCCCGGAACAACCTACAAACGGGAATGGAAGGGAAAGGTATATACTGTTATTGCGACCATGGATGGTTTTGAATTCAACGGGATTGTTTTCAAAACGCTCTCCGGGGTTGCCCATGCAATAACGGGAACACAATGGAACGGCAAAGTATTTTTTGGAGTAAAAAACAATGGATGAGATAAGATGTGCTGTTTACGTCCGGAAGTCCGTCGATGACGGAACTTTGGCTATACAGGACTTCAGCAGTCTCGACGCACAGCGCGAGGCTTGTGAAAACTACATTGCAAGTCAAAAATCAAAGGGGTGGGTCTGTCTTCCGGAAAGGTATGATGACGGAGGATATTCCGGCGGGAACTTGAATCGGCCGGCTCTGAAACGTTTAAAAGACGATATTGCGGCCGGGCAAATTGACATGGTGGTCGTTTACAAGATTGACCGTTTAAGCAGAAGTCTTGTGGACTTTTCTGAATTGCAGACTTTCTTCACGGCAAATCATGTGGATTTCGTTTCCGTGACTCAGGAGATCAACACAAGTACTTCTTCCGGACGCATGATGCTGAATATTCTCATGACATTTGCCCAATTCGAACGTGAAATAAATACGGAACGAGTGCGTGATAAAATTTTTGCGAGCAAGAAAAAAGGTAAATTTTGCGGTGGTGCTGTTGTTCTTGGCTATCAAAGAGACGCAACTACAAAGAAACTGAAAATTTGTGATTCCGAAGCGGAAATTGTCCGGCTGATTTTTGACAAATACCTGTTGCTCGGTTCCATCAATGAACTTGCCGATGAATTAAATTCTCTTGGGATAAAAACAAAAGACTGGACCTCGGTTATCACAGGACGGCATCATGCTCCGCACAGCTGGACAATAAGTGCCGTTCACAGGATTCTGAACAACCCGCTGTATATTGGAAAAATCAAACATCATGAAAATATTTATGACGGCGAACATGAGGCTATTATTACGGATAAGCAGTGGAAGGAGGTTCAAGATAAACTTGCGTCACGGGGTTTGAAAGGAATCCGGCATTACTCTACCGGAAATCCGTTTCTCGGGTTGATTCATACTAATTCTAAATCAATCATAGATCATCCAGTCAAAAAGCGAGAAGCTCTTGATT